TCCATTGCTCTTTTAGGTGCCTGTTTGTTTTGAAATAGCTTAGGTCTTTGCGATTTACGTCGAGCCATTATGAACCGCCTCGGAAGAAGCCGTTTAAGCCGTCTGTGGATGGTTTTCTCTTAGGATCAATGATTTCCCCTACCTCTGCATTATCTACGCCTAAATCGAACGCCTCCTTGCTGATAAAGAGGTCTTCTCGTTTCAGTAATAGTTTTTGCTGAATCTTTACTTGCTTACCTGACTGGTCAGGTGCGTATCGATGTTCTTTGAGTAGATCAGCAATCATGTAACGTAGGGTAGTTAAGATGTTAATCGAGATCATTTTTCCTTTTAGGTGGGGCTTAGGAAAGAATAAGTTCTTTTTAAGATCGACTGTATAGTCTTCGTTCTCGTATAGGTCACCTGCCATACTGGTAACAAACTCAATCTGATGGACATCGTATACCATATAGAATCCATTTTTAATGCGCTTATCAGTTACATCAAAGATAAACGACTGAGATACTCGCGCCTCTACATCATTTAAGGTGATACGATCTCGGAAGGACATACGAATAGTACGATCTTGCGGGGTACCTATAGCTGTTCCTGAATCGATTAACCCTAAATCTGCGTTGAATACACCTTTTTCTTGGGACTGAATAATGACTTTAGTAGATACGGGAGGTAAGTAGCCTATACCTCTCCCAAAGCAGCGAGGACATGCCTGGCTAGGCTGTTTAGTAGCTTTATCTCTACATGGGCATAGGTAGGACTTCTCCCATAGTACAGAGAGCCCTACGGTATTTGTAAACGTATCAAGCATATCGGTACGAATACCCGCATTAGAGATATTCTGAATAATTGCTGGTTTTTCTGACATCGTTTACACCCCCTAGATTAGTCCTACATTTGTCCCATAATAAGATTTAAGTCCTGTGTATAGCTTAGCGATATCCTCATTTAGCTGTACGATATCCGCAGAGGCACCACCATACATAGCTGATTGAGTTGTATCGATAGACTGAGATACACCGTCAATCGAGATAGACATGTTCGCGATCCCGGCACCGATGATTAAGCGGCCCCACTGTTCGAATACTTCTTTAAGCGCTAGCTTAATAATCATATTCCATAGGTCAGGATGCATCTCATTTGGTGCAGTCACTCCACTACGTGTAGGAGGTAACATTCCTGCTACGTACTCTACATGAAGCATCTGCGGTGCGAAGTTATTTCCTACTGTGTTAGGTAGGCCGGTAACCATCGGATACATTGAATATGCTTGCACTAAAGATAACCCATCTGATCCACCAGATAACATTGTGTTAGGTAGCATTTGTAAGTGTCCTGGCAGATTGTATACCTTCCACCATCGAGTAGGATAGTTATACAAGGACGTACCACCATACTCTAGTCGTACAGCCTCTACCTGCAGGATTGGCTTATGGAATGTATGAATAAAGCTATAACTACCAAAATCATTACTGTAGAAGTCATGATGCTCGTAAAGAACACGAGGCAGGATAACAATGTCTAACATTTTTTCTGCTTGTGCGACTGCTGCCTCAATCTTGGACTTATAGAATGCATCAGGCAGATGCTCCCCTGTCCGGGGATCGGTTACCGCTACACCGAAGTGATTGAGCTTAACCGCATCCACAGATAGGCCATAGTCAGCTAGAGTAAACTTGTTAACGTCCTCTAGCTTCAATGATTGGGGATTATTGTGCCCATAAGGAGGCATATCGTTCTCATTCGAAAACATAATCCGTCACCCCTTATTTTTTAGTTGATTTCTTCTTAGGAGCTTCTTCCTTTGCTTTCTCGGCAGGTTTCTCCTCTTTTTCTTTTGCTTTAGGTGCTACTTTCTCTTCATGATATTCGAATCCTGGAAGATCACCTAACTTCTTTTCTTGTTCTGGCTTAAGGTCTTTTGACTCGCCTTTTTCATTAAATGTGATGTTACCGAATTCAGTCGCTACTTCGCGGTTTGCTAACTCTTGATTTACTAACATAAAATATTCACTCCAATGTATAATTTTGGTTTTATTAAATAAAAAGAGGACAGCGATGTGCTTGTCCTCTATTTACTTGTTTATTCAGTTATGCTATTATAGTCCTAACTAATTAGAACTTAACGTTAACGTCTGAAGCCATTGCTGGAATGTACTTAACGTTCTTGATACGAACCCATTTTTTAGGAGCGTATAATGCTAAAGCACCGTACCATAGTACTGAGAACGTTTGTGTAGCATTCATTTGAGCTAATGGTAAACGCATCATTGGAAGTAATTCTAACAAGCTAAGAACTTGTCCAGACATTTCACCAAGGAATACGTCAGTTGTTTCAGGGATAGTATCGTTCTTGTCAGTGAATACAAGTACGTTTCCAGTTGCTTTTGACATAGGTACACGAGCAATCAAGTAATATTGATTAGTTGTTTTACCTTGACGGTAGATAGAAACGAATTGTGGTTGTGCTGAATACATAGGTTGAAGAGTGATTGTTAACTCTACGCCGTCTGTAGCATTTGCCACTGTAGCTGTTACTGCATCTGAAGCGATAGACTCAGCTTCGTCAGAACTTACAACAACTTTGTAGTTATGAGTGCCTGTATAGTTAGTGAATTTGCCTGCAACACCAGTTTTTACTGCCGCTACTACCGATTGAGGTACTAATGGAGCGTTTGGTTGTTGTGGACGAGTTTCATCTAACATGTTATCATTCTCCATGATTGTTGAACCATGTAAACGAATTGGGCCACGTACTGAGTTGAATTGAGTTACTGAGAAACCTGTAGCCATACCATCAGCATTAGTTGCTGGTTGTAAAACATATTGACGACCTAGGAAGCTGTTAGAGAAATCTCCTAACACACCGATAGGCATAAATGCGTCTGTAGCTTTACCGTAACCTTTACCGATAACTACAGCTGCTTTGTTTAATACAGCTTCAGTTAAAGTTTCACCACGTAAGTCTAAGATGTTTGTATCTTGGTCGATAAGTTTATGTAAACCATCGAATTCTAAACCTGCTTGTAAGTCAGGGTCTACTGATAAAGCTGCATCTCCGTAGAAAATCGCCCATTCGATTGACTTAGCTAATACTGAGATAGCATCTTCAGTAAGAATAGTCATTGGATCAGCGATGTTATTCACTAAGCCAGCAGCGATAGAGATTTGTTTTGTATCAGATAAGAACTTCATTTGAACCGTTTTTTGACGGATGTTAGGGTCATTGATAGAAGCTACCCCAACCTCACGAACGAAACGGCTATGACCTGTACGACCGTGTTGATTGAATACTGCATATTTCTCTACTGTGCTGTTAACTTGCTTTTTAGCAATTGCAGGGTAGATAGTGAAATCTGTGTTTTGGAACGCTAGCATTTTAACTTCGCTGTCTAGTAACTCTCGACGTAAAGCAGCTGCATCTGTTTGTGTTTGTGGAGTGATACCAAAACCAGTTGTAAATGACTTCGTAATGCCCTCAATGATCGTTTCGGCACCTTGTGGTAATTCACGATTTTTAGAATCTGTCATGGTTTAAGTCGTCCTTTCATAACCTTATAGGTTTATATAAATTTTTAGAATATCCAATAGAATAAGTTATCGAGAGGTTAGGAGGAGGAACCTCTCGACAGAAACCGTAAAAACGGCTTCCTCTTTAATATAACAGTTAACTGTATTTTTTCTTATTTATCCTCGTGGCCTACAATTCCTTTGAAAAGTTTAATATCAAACTCATTAGGCTCTCCTCGTTTTACACGGTTAACTGCATGACGGATTTCAGTACGGTCATTATCATTTAATGAAGGTGTAGTGATATAATAAGAAGTTACTGCGTCGATATGCTCTTCAGCAACGAAAGGTTTAGGCTCCTCTTCAACTGGTTCTGCTGCTACTTCTGGAACGACTACGCCGTCTTCAGATTTAACAATAGCCTCTACAGCTTTACCCTCAGGAACTTCTTCCTCTTGAACGCTCTTTTCGATCTTATCTTTAATACCTTCAGCAATTTCCTTAACGTCAACAGACTTCTCTACTTTACTTTCTTTAACAAGCTCAATAAGCTCTGCTACAGATTTAGATAGAGACTCTACTTTTTCGTCTAAAGAGCTATTACTCTTTTGGACTTTACCGAATGATTTAACAACCATTTCGAAAGCGCCGATAAGATCAGCTTCGGAGATTGTCGATTCAGCAGACTTCTTAACGTCTTCTTTCTCTTCTTTATCCTCTACCTTTTTCTTATCTTTCTTCTCGCCTTTGTCTTCCTTATCGTCTTCTTTAGCCTCTTCTTTCTTAGGCTTTTCCGACTTTTCGATGTCTTCTGCTTTAATAGGCTCATCAGGAGATTTTGGTTTTTCTTCAGCCTCTTCACCTTTTTCTGGTTGCTTTTCTTCTTTTTCTTCTGCTTTAGGTTCTTCGGCCTTTTCTTCTTGCTTATCCTCGACCTTCTCCTCTTCCTGCTCTACTTTAGGCTCAGTATCTTCTGCACCCTCAGATTTTGCTACAGGCTCTTCTGACATCTGATCTAACTCTGCGTTTAACTTTTGAAATGATAATTTCTCAGCCAATTTATTTCAGTCCTTTCTACTTATTATCTTGGATTAACTTATCAATCTTTGCGACAGCTTCTGCACGAGAGTACCCTTTAGATAACTGTAGGAACATAACTGCAGCTTCCGGAGAGTAACGACCCATCGAATCTAAGTAAGTACCAACCTCGTCCCACATTTTCTTTAGCTCTTTTGGCTGGTCAACCAGCTTGTATGCGTAAGATAAATTATGTAAGCTTCGTGCAAATGACTCTGTACGGAGTGCGGCTGCATCCGTTTGTGTTTCCGGAGAAATTCCGAAACCAGTTAGATAGCTTTTCATGAATGCGTCCCAAGTTGCGTTAGGGTTAGCAGGGTTTGTAGTAACAGCTACGTTTGTGATATAAGTGCTCTTGATAATCCTCGGGTCACTTTTATCTCGCGCTTTCGCATACCCTTCGATAGAAAACCCAAGCTTACGTGTAATTCCGGACTTTGCGATATTGTTAGCTAAATCCCAAATACTTTTAGCATAAGGATTTCCTTTATACAGTTTAGCCTCTACGTATAAACCAACGTTAGGATCAACGTGAGTACCTTCTGTAGGAACCCCAATAATGTAATCGTTCCCCTGGTGATGCTCGTAATTAATATAACCACGCTCAACGAGGTGTGAAATATCAATTCCGTTAGGATCAACGATGTCCTCCTGTAAATCTAAATCCGGAGTAGTAGCATAACCTCGAAGGTACCAAGCCTTCTCTGTGTCATTCTCATTACTCTTTTTAATAGACTCCTCGAGATCAATCGGAACAAACAGATCGATTTTACCTTCCTGTGTGCTCAGAGGAATTACCCCCTCTCTTTATTATATCATAGTCCGCTGTTATACCTTTCGGAGCAGACCGGCGTTATCTATAATATAACACAAACACTAATTAGTTTAGGAAACGGAGACAAGGAGGTTATACCTCCCAGTCATTTGCTGGTGAACCGTCATCCTTTTTACCGCCCTGTGGGGTAGAGTTCGTGTTATTAGCGCCCTTTAATTGCCCGTCCTTACCTACTTGCTTGTTGTGAGTACCTTTACCATTCACATTGTCTAAGTCCCCATTATAACCTGTCTGCTGCGCTACAAACTGGTTCATATCCATCTTACGCTGATACTGAACTTGTTCTTCTTGAAGGATTTGTCCTAAACGTTGAACATGGACACCGGCTAATGTTACGTCTCCGCCCTCTACCTCTGGGTAGCCTAGCTCTGCACGCACATCATTAATTGTAAGACCGATCTTCGCTTTAGCCTCTAGGATATTAATAATCTCTAGTTCTGTCTTACTATCTCCACCAACAAAGTTAAACACATACTTGTCTCCAAATTGAGAAACGATGTATTTGTTTACTGCATCTTCGATAAACTTTAGAAGAGGCTCTAACCCTTTGTCTTTCGAGTTACGGTACTTCTCAGAAGAGTTACCTTCGTTTAATGTGTTACCGGAGTTACCTGTTGCCCCTCCGCGGTTAGGGAAGTTAATCTCAGACGGATCAATAGAGAAGATCGAACTGATTACATTGATTAAGTAGTTCAACCATTTTTCGAATTCCATGTCTTTAGACGATTGTGTCATATTTACAAACTTAACGTCCTCAGCAGTAATAACAGGAATCTTCCAAGCTCCATTTAATCCACTGAACATGCTTGTCCATTCTCTACGGAATGACTGTAACGCCTGGTTAGACTGCTCTTGGCCTGTTTTAATATGAAGTAATCCGCGAGTTGTTCCACCTTGTGCGAAGAAACGAGCATTAAACTGTTCAGTATTCTCATGGTACTGAAGATGGTTTAAAGCGATCTCTAGCTCTGGGTACCCGTAACGACCGACTGTGATGTCTGTACGAGGGTTATGAACTTCCCAGGCCATTTCGTTTGCTTTAAATTCAGCTTGCTTCTGCTTATCTATGATCTGAACATATCGGGATGCATTTTTACCTTTTGGTTCTTTCCCTTTCGAATCAACTGCTACATAGATCGTAGAAGCGTCTACCGCATTAAAGTGATGCAGCTTACCTTCTTTATCGTAGATCAGCTCGAAATTGATCTTGTCATATGTTAGACGGTCACGTACAAGCTTCTTTACAAATGAGGTGAAGTTGTCACGAGTAAAGTCATCTTTAATTGCTCCTGTGTTTTCTAGGAAACTCTCAATTCGTTTAATGGTAGCTCTGTCATGCGTACTTTCTTCCTCTAGCGGGTCTTTAAGCCGTACCTCGTAGCCTACGCCTTTTTCATTGTGTCGAGCCGGTACACAGAACATAGACACTTGGTTAATACGCGTATTAATAATCGCATTTAGGATAATATTCTTTCTTGACCAAATCTTTAATGTGTTCAGTAAGTTGTGTGTCCCTGAAATAGAAGGAGCCTCTTTAAAATCGGGGTTCATCGAAAATCCGTTAATTAAAGGCTCCTCATATGCTTTCGCTCTGTTCACTTTTGTTTTGTTCTTAGCGCTCTTCTGAATCTCTTCATCCTCGATTTGTTTAATCGCAATGGATACATGGTCATCTAGAGCTGTTATCTGGTCTTGGGGTTTATTGGAGCCCCATAGAAACCAATCACGAATAGCCATACGTCTACCACTTCCGTTCTATTTATGTATTTCCGTTGCAATCCTATATTTCTTGTTACCTAGAATATACGTACTGAATTCAATGTCTTCGTAATATTTAAACTGCTTACGACTATTGAGGACATTCTCGTAGGTGTCGGTTGTGAGTCGATCTTCTATTAAAAGCAGGACGGTTTCATCGGAGAGGATATCGATAATGAGTCTCTTTAGGCCATTAACGACTGAATAGACGAATACATTCTCTCCACCGAGCTCGCGATAGTAAGCAGCTACTTCTAACCAGTTCGATGTTCCAATCGTAAGCTTGGCTTCTTGCCATAAGGGATCATGCTTGAATGAGGTCATGTTATCCCTCCTTTTATTAATATAACAACTTAGTCTCTATCTCTATTATAACATAGGAAGGGAAAGGGTTTAGGTAGGCAGATGAAGGCATTAAAAAACCACTAAGCGTCGACTTAGTGGAAAAAGGGAATGGAGATGAAAAAATGAAAGTTATTCAGAAAGACAAGATGGTGAAGTGAAGTCATCACTTCCTAGAGAGCCCCAGGTAATTTATCGTTAACAGGAGGGGAAACGTATGAACCACAGTAAATGAGGCTCTCTAGGAAATCTACTTCATATAGTTGGCTCGGGTTTAACCTCCCACCCGAGAAGGATGTATTTTGTCAGTATCTAGAATGACTCCGGATATACATATCCGCAAAGGTAGGAAGGTTGACTCCGTGACATTTAGTAACGGTTCCTTCATCTCCAATCTCTCTATCGAGAGGGCGACGGCTGCCTGTTCCGTCCTCTACCTGGTCTTCGTCTTTTAAGCCTAGAACACCAGTAAGGCATGGTAGGTACCCTGGGTGAGACTCGAACTCACGACCCGATCTCCTAGCTTTCGCATCATTGGACAACCGCTCTACCAACTGAGCTACCAAGGGTATAAACGGCTCTAGGTTCCACCCTAAGAGCCAACGAAATAATATCAACTACGAATATTATACTTTGTATTATACAGGATAAGTTATAGCTTGTCAACACTTTATTTGAGATATTTTCAGAACCGATATACCGGGCGGATTGACCCGAGCCCTTTATGGCTACCCACGCATGGGTGGTAGTTATCCAAGCTACCTATGTGAATATCGGTTCTGACCATACCTACCAGCGCTGTTTGTAAGGGCTCCACCTTCTTCCCTTACCTACTAGGCAGTAGTACGCATCTTTACCCGTAGTAACCACCTAGCACCGATACATCATATCTCTGCTATCGGAACCAAAGTAATACCAGCTCATCTGAGCAAATGTTTCGTTTGACTGCTCCGGTAGGACTCGAACCTACGACCGATCGGTTAACAGCCGATAGCTCTACCACTGAGCTACGGAGCAATAGGCTCGGGGGTTAGGATTTGCACCTAACATGTGAGATGCCCGACCCAGAAGACATTCCTTCGGGCACCAACCTAGTCTTCCTACGCGTCTACCTATTCCGCCACCCCATAGAATATAAAAACGCAGTCACTAATTCAGTGATTTGCGTTATTGTAGATGTTACTCCTACCTTAAAGGTAGATATCCGCACCACAGGGAAGGGAGGAAGAAACCTGTAATGCGGTAGTAGATATATCATACCCGTTTTAGACCATTTCTAAACCTATAGTAGATGAAAACTTTTAGGAGTTAAGTTAGTAGATGTTAACTTAACCTTAATATCATTATAGCATACTTGATAACATAATACAAGCCTAGAGACTAACTTTTTTCATTTTTAGCCCTAACTTTTTTGTTTAAAGCCTCCTCAGGAGACTTCCCGTTTAGTAACCTCTGATAGATGAGCATATAGCTTAACCCTGTTTTGTTCGACCATTCAGAAATAGATAGCGTCTCACCAAAAGCAGTAACGTTTTTAGTGTCTATACCTTGTTTATTTGATTGTTTACTACGTATATCTTCGGATAGCGCTCGCTCAATAGACCAATTCAATCGAGATACTCGCTGTTCCAACGTACTATAGCTAATCCCCAGGTAATTTGCCCACTCGGGAAGTGTCATAGTTTTGTTTTTGTATGTATAAGTTTTCGTGTTGGTATTAGGTACAAACTCCGTAACTAGGGCCTTGTCTAGGGGTAGTTTTCTTATATGGATACGTTGATATAACGTATGGTAGCCTACCCCTAACTCTAAGGCCCATTGCCGTAATGTTAACGATTTCCCATTGAAAGTGACTTTCTTTGCCTTACCCTGATCGAGTTTCCCTACCTTAGCTCTTCGGGTATTCTCTGCTCGAGTAATCCACTGGCAGTTACCAGGTTCATAATCTTTATCTGAATTAACACGATCTATAGTAAGGCTATCATCGTATCCGTTAGCTAAAGCCCAATCCCTGAAAGTCTCGAAGGAAGTGTCCCACTGTTTGCAAACTTTAATACCTTTACCTCCATAGTTACTAAAAGCCTGATTATTAGGGTTGTTACATCTCTGTCTCATCTCTCTCCAAATCTTATTTAGTCTTGTACGACTCATCCCATGCGTAGTCATAGTTAAACACCTCTAGTTATTATATTGTTGTATTTATATTATAACCACCAATACACTCTAGTTAAACCTGAAATTAGTGAAATTTGAAGATGTGTCATATTTTAATCCCTTGGTATTACTAGCTTTAGAGCACATTTATAAATATTTTTGACATATTAAAGATTTTATCTCCGCTCTTTATATATTATTTAATACTTTATTATAAAGATATATAGTATATAAAGAATAATAATAAATATAATACAGACGACTTAAACCCTTTAATATGTCACACTTTCTCAGGAATATCTCTTAAACCCTTGGTACGTAAAGGATTAAAATATGTCAACTATATTTAAAGAGGGTTTTAGTAGAGGAATTACACCTGATCTGAATAGGGTTATAGCATTGTTCAGGAATAGCTTATATCTATCTCCTCGTCTAAGATACGTATACGCCTGTCTCAGCTGTTTAAATCCATTTCGTATGTCTTACTATTCAAATCCACTTAAAACGTCCTCAGAGGGTCTCTCTATCCTTACCTGAATACAGACAAAATTGACATATTTAAAATTTTAGCTCCGCCCTTTTATATAGTATTAATTTATTAAATATATTATATAAAGTAATAAGTAATATAAAGATATATAATACAGAGAGGATAAGTCATTTAATATGTCACATTCTCAGGTTAAAGTGCCTTGAAGTGTTGGGAGAGTAAGGATTAAAATATGTCAACTTTTTAAAAACCTCTGTCTTGTTATATTACTAAGGATTAACTATAAGAACGGAGGTAAGTAAATGAGTAATTTATTTAGGGATAATTTGTACAACGAATTTCCTGATCCGAATAAGAAGATAGAGGAGATAGGGGAGCAGGTAGACGACGCTACAAGTAAGCTAGATGTTTTGCAAAAGAACTCCGTATCTGTTTTGTCCTATGAAAACTTAAAAGTAGCTATTGCTAACGGATACGATTGGGCACCTTGTATCAACGCAGCTAAGGATTCTGTAAGTAAAGGGGTTGTATTCCTCCCTCCTAGAGATGATTATAGGATTGCTTCGGAAATTACTGTAGATAAGTACATTAGAATAGTTGGGGTAGGTTCCTTAATTACAAAAGTAACTCTCGACAACCCTAGTGCGGGTTTTACTTTTAAGGGGACAGCCGCTTCTTATTTATCTCTGTCCGGTATTGGTCTCGAAGGTCTTACGATTGAAGGAGGCGATATCGCAGCTACCGCAGTGAAAGCTGTTTATATAGCTAGAGGAATTTTTAAGGATATCGTTATTAATCGGGTAAAAGGGAATGGTATATATCTGAGGTCTATGCAGGACTCTGTTTTCGAGAATGTTTACCTACGCTACTGCGGTGATAGAGCCTCATCAACCGCTGCACTTTTCATCGATCAACGAAATACATCTGAAACGGCAGACACAAATAATAACGTGAATGACAACAAGTTTATTTCGGTAACGTTTGAGCATGATAATGGAAAACTGCTTATCTCTAAAGGGGATAGCAATAACTGTAATATTTTTATTGGTTGTAAGTTTGAGTACAACAATACGGCTAATACGACTTACGATGAACCTATTGATTTAGATGGGGTAGACCGTTATGAGTTTGATAACTGTCGTTTCACTCATTTTAAAAAGAAAGCATTTAAAATTAATAATTCCCAGAATATCAAGGTCTCAGGGCTTGCATACAATAGTACCGACCCAGAGGGGTTCGCGGATATCACTAACTCGTACAACCTAGAATTTAATGTGGCGGGGAGAAAAGTTGGAAAGTTAGTTATTAGCGGAAACTCTTACTACATTCAAGATAACTTGCAGGATAAAGATATTAGATATAATGTATTCTACTTGCTCGATAAGTATAACCCTAGTGAGTCTATTGATCTGCGAAACATTCACTATAACTTAGAGGGTTCTGTTATCGTAGATGATGTAACAGCACCATTTGGGTACGCAATTAAGGGCAGTTCCTCCGACAACCAAAAAGTGATTCGTAACCTCATCACAAAGCATGATGTACTGAGGGATGGTGTGACGTTCTATTTTAACGCAAAATCAACTTCCAGTAAGACTTACGAGGTTCGTGTAAGGAACGCAAGTAATACGGATACAATTGTTTCAACGATAACAGTCGGCACAGCGTACCAAGTATACTCGGTTTCAATCCCGCACTACTTACTAACACGAGGGTCATCACTAATTATAACAAACACAACAAGTCAATCAGGGATCAACTTATACCTTGGGGATATGTGGTACGAGCTCAAACATTATTCAGCTACCATCCCAACAACAGGTTCTTGGGGTGTAGGGGATATAGTTTACAACTCTAGCCCTGCCGCAGCAGGTAAACTAGGGTGGGTATGCGTAACATCCGGAACACCCGGTACGTGGAAAGCGTTCGGCGCGATTGACGCTTAATGAGATCACAACATAAGACACCTTAACCGGTGTCTTTTTTTTTGTTTACTTTTTGTGAATAACCTTGTTGACTTAGAAGCAATACTATGGTAAGATGAAATCAACATCAAATACAACATTATTCGAAAGGGAGATAGAACATGACATCTAAATCAGAACATACACCTAAGAAACTTAAGAAGTATAGACTAGACAAGGGCTTTACCATTTATAGCTTAGCTGACCGAGTAGGCGTTCATTACTCTTCAGTAAGCGGGTGGGAAAACGGAAACAAATTCCCTCGTATCGACAAGGTAATGATCCTAGAGGAAATCTTTAAGGTAGGCTACCGCGAGTTGTTTAACAACCTAACACCAGAAGAAACAAAAGAAGTAGAAGAGCGTATTAAACAAAGCAGATTAAAACAAAACAAACAGGAGAACTAATCATGAAAATATACCTAGTAATATTCCAACTAGCGGGTGATCTGTTCGGGTATCACAACGCATACGACGATGAGATCGCAGCAATTAATGAATCCAGAAGAATGAACGAGTCAGAAAAAGGAAAACAGTATCATTACTTTGTGAAAGTGAAGAAATTGGGGGATAAGTAAATGAGAGAGGTTATCGACGTTAGTTTATATGGTGGCCCTAGCATCTTTAAGGGAAGAGAAACACCTATGGAAGCGGTAGTAACTACTTGCGACACACATCATGACTGTTCCTTTTATAGGGACGGTCATTGCTTAGCACTTCGAGGGTTCTTAACAGCAGGTTGTAAACACGGAGGATCAACAACACATAAAGGCTATACAAGCAGAGCTAGAAAATTCAGAGAATTTAAAAATAAGTGGGAAAGTCATGAGAAGTATAATCAGCTTAAACGCCCTCCAAAGAAACTAGGAATTATTGCCAGTGAAGTTTACTTTCCTTACGAACACGTCGTCATTACCAAAGATTTTAAAGTAACAGGGCCTGATCTTGGTTCACGACCTGCCTATATACCTCTAGAGAACTTTACCATTGATCTTATCAAAGATATCTGTTTACTGAGACCGCAGGCGTTCTTCGGAGGTACCATAGCCAGCTATCAGAAAGAGACTGTTCCTTTATTTTTGGCACACCTAAAAGAAGTACTCCCTGACCTGTACAAACAGTTTAAAGAGGCGCATCCCGGGTTGGTAAGTGATATATCTTATGTGGGGCGTAAAGCTCTATTACGGACGATTAAACCGTCTAAGGTGCATTATAAAAGCAAGAACTATCCTGACCTAAACGAGGAATGGGAGTGGGATGGTGATTACCTGCACTATACTGGCGGGCGTGTAAGTTCCGTAAATGTAACAAGGGATTATGAGATAGTGGACTTTATCTTAAAGCCGACAGATAAATCCGTAATTATTATAGAAGACGATTCACAAGTACAAGACTCTACGGTTTTTGTAGACTAAGGAGGTTCTTAAAGTGGACAACCATATGACGTACTCGGAATTTTTACACAACTTATACGTGCTTAACACAGCATTTACACAGTCTGTACTAGAGATGTACGGAGTTAAAATCACCTACTAGAATATTTATACATAAATAGAGCCACCTCATTGGGTGGCTTTTGTTATTCTGTAATCTTTACAGACTCGATTAGACGAGGGTTAATGTCGATTCTAGCTCCGGTTAACTCTTGTACAGAACTAACAGGTAATAACCCACCTCGTGTACCTAGGATCGCACTGTAAACAAATGATCTAGGATCATCCTTTACTCCGAAAGTATCTAACACAGCAGGGTCTAAATAAAATTTTGTACCGCTTTGCATTGTTAATTCGATTACCATATTCCTGTCACCCTTTCTTATTTACCGCTGATTAATCCGAACAAGTAGGAGATTAAGCCACCTAGAAGAACCATTAGTGCATTCTCCACTAGTGCGCGTTGTTTATCCCCAGATTTAACCCCGTTCGCTTCTAGCAGTTCGATTTCTTTTTGGAGATGTTCAATACGGAATTCCATATGAGATCGCTTCTCAATCTCGATAGCTGCATTCTTGTCAATGTCTCGAACAATTTCGCGTAGTTCAGTAACAACATCTTTTAGTTCCTTAATGTCGGCCTTATGGCTTTGGATTGTATCTTCTAAACTTTTCAATCGTTCTACATAGTAGTTGTTTTGCTCAGTCATAAATCCAGTCCCTGCCTTTCTTTTATTATAACAAACTACGTTTTTTCGCTTTGTCGTCCAACCCTGGATCAAAATCCTCTAAAAACTTTTCTAGCACGCGAACGCTTAGATCGTCCGCAATGACTACATAATCAGTTTCTGTATTAATTTTAAAGGTTACACGCCCAAACTCCTTCAAGTCTAATTCAATGTGGACATACTGATCTGCTGTTTTATTGGGGCAGTACCTAAAATGGAAATCAATTAGCAGTCCTAGATTTAGTAAGCGGTGAATCGTGTACAGGTGGTACGCTGTCCTCCCCTCAAAAACAAGACTCCAAACTAAGTCTTTAAATTCCGATTTAATGGTACTATGATACTTATTCTCTTTTATCATCATGATTTATTCTAGACTCCTTTCCATTATGTGTAGGGACTATGGATACGAGAATGAGCACGGTTAATAACCCGTTTTTAACAAATACAGAGCCGTACATTGCACCGCCGAATAACACAATATCTGTTATAATAGAGATATACGTAACCCCTATAAACAGCGAAGACTTAAGAATGGTGAGTGGGAGCTTATATCGTATAGCGTGATATAGAATAGCAATTGTAACGGCTGAGAGATAGCACGCTAATAAGTAGAACAATGCCGTTAAACATATTGAACTAATAAGCATAAAATGTCCTCCCAACTTCCGTTTTCTGTTTCTAATATAAGACTTAGGAGTGTTCAGTTTTCAACAAAACGTGATTTCCCTTATATTATAATAAATATGAGTTGGAGGAGCCTAGATGAAACGACATAAACATCTAATAATAAAAGCAATGTTAATCCTAGTAGCCGAGTCAGTAGTGATGACTGGTAGTTGGTTATTCTCCACCTATGTTCACCCGATTGAACACACCCTGCGAACAAACGTCGTAGTCGGTGCAATATTGGCCGTCATTGTAGTTTTACTTTATAACCGTCATTTGTGGAAGAAAAAAGAGCAGGTAGAAAAAGAATTAAAAGACTTACAAGCAGTTGTACTAAAAAAGATACCAGAAGCCGAAGAAGACAAAAAGTAGAGAGCAGGTGCTGAAATGTTTGGATTTACAGAGCACGAAATGGAAATATATCAGAATGATGTACAAGCTTTCGCTATTGAGGAAGTAACTACAAAGGTGGTACAAAATTCTAAGTTTGTTGCACCTGCCGTGCAACAAGAAGGTAAAGTGGTCGTGAGTGATCGTTTTGTACAAGGCATTTTTAATGACATACAGACTGTCATCACACTTACTGCATCTGCAATGGCCTACGAGTACGCATTCCTACAGGACGACGCAGAGGCAGTAGAAGATGAGATTATAAAGCACTTACATACTAAGTATGAAGGCTATACAATCAATCAATTCATCAAATACAGTGTCGTATTTACCCAAGACATTATTCCGGAAATCGTAGGCGAGCTAGTTTTAGAGTTGCCTTACCTATATGCTGCAGCACGCTGTAGTGATGAATTTGATGATGAGTTATTCCTCGAAGCGCGACTAGCAGCGTATACAGAATATCTAGACTCAAACTATTTTGAATTCGAGGGTTTGGACGATTATGAGGACTTCGAAGATGATGAGGACTTTGAAGACGACGAGGACGAGGACGAAGAATTTAGCGAGGAAGACTTTGACGAATAAAAAAGAAGTTGTCGCTAAACGTAAGAACCTTTACGAGACGGCAGATCGTTATCACGAGTTTTTAAAAGGGGATAAGAGGGTTAATACACCTAGGCTTTGTGTGATCTGCTCAAGGCCTTTATCCTCGCTCGTGATGAATGATAGTCGTTATGTTACCCTCGTCTCTCACGTCCATTTCCATATCAGTGGCTTGTTCACAGTAGATATCTGCAAAGATGTTATGTCCTGCTATCGAACATTAAAAAAGAAAGGAGAGCTTTAATATGTCAATGGCCGAGAATATTAGAAAGAAGCTTGAGCAACGGAAAGCAGGTTTTTCGAGTGAAACAGAGGTGCGGGATGCCTTTAATACGGCAGCATCCAAATCCTTACAGAAGTTTCTACAACGAATTGATACAGGGGAAATTCCGATTGATAATATGTCCGACTTCGTTCGACTACTAGGTGCTTACAAAGAGATTAATGATATTTCAGGAGCGTTAGAAGGAACGGCTGGGCAGTCTATGTTGCCGGAGATTAATATGAAGGAAGACAAAGTGGTTGAAGATGCCATTGCGGAAGGTAAACTTGTCTCAGATGAAGAGGGGCTGCTTAGCACGGACGACATGACCGAGGAGGATATGGCTGAGCTATTGAGGCAGTTAGATATTGCCCAAAACCAAAAGAATGAAGGTGCATTTTAAATGATTGTAAATCCTATCAGTGGACAGAAGGTATCCAACATTGCCAAACAAATGTTTGGTCGTACGAAGCTCACTAAAGCGGAGCTGGCATATGTACTGACTATGCTGAACCCTTCTTCCTATCTACTTAAACATCACAAAGTAAAGAACCACCCGATTACGTTTCACATAAGCGGCCGGGATTCGATGAGGCAGCAGGCACATCGCCCTTGGCAAGTGGACATGATTAACGATTCCCATCCGAATAAAGCGGTAATTAAGAGTAGGCAATTAGGTCTATCTGAGATAGGTGTAGCTGAAATGATTCACTTTGCCGACCTGCATAGTTATGCAGGGGTTAAATGTCTTTACACTTTCCC